GATAAATACTTCCTATACACCAAGAACGATTGGTTCCGCGATGAGGCTCAACGCCGTGCGCCTGGAACTGAATCTGCTGGTGGCGGATACAATCTATCAACAGCGACATACTCAACAGATGTATATGCTTTCCACAAGGATGTTGATGACCAAACCGTTGCTAACGCAGACGCTCCTCTGAACCCTCTTCGTGAGGCAACAGAGTTCGTAACTCGCCGCCTAATGCTTCGTCGTGAACTTCAATTCGTATCTGATTTCTTCACAACAAGCGTATGGGGAACAGACATCACAGGTGTTTCAGGAACTCCATCAACAAACCAAGTAAAGCAATGGTCAGACTACACAGCATCAGACCCAATCAATGACATCGAAAACGGTAAGTCAGGCATCCTTTCTGTAACAGGTATGGAAGCAAACACACTCGTTCTCGGATACGAAGTATTCAAGGCTCTAAAGAACCATCCAGACCTTGTGGACCGTATCAAATACACATCTTCACAGACAATCACAACAGATATGCTTGCGGCAATGTTTGACATTCCACGCGTTATCGTTGCCAAGGCTGTAAAGGCAACAAAAAACGAAGGCGCAACAGGTGCATATGGTTTTGCATTTGGTAAGTCAGCACTTCTTTGCCATGTTGCTGCAAACCCAGGTCTGCTAACACCTTCAGCGGGTTACACATTCGCATGGACAGGTGTTTCAGGCGGACTTGGCGCAACAATCGGAACTTCACAGTTCCGTATGGAGTCAATCAAGTCAGACCGCATCGAAGCGGAAATGGCATTTGATAACAAGGTAGTAGCGAGTGACCTCGGTTACTTCTGGACCTCAATCGTCGCTTAATTAAGTTGAGTGAGGGGGAGGGTCTGTAAAGGCTCTCCCCTTCCTTCTTAGAAAAGGAATTTAAAATGGGTTCAAATCCAAATCGTCTTACCAAGGGTGACGCAATTGTTGGTCAGATTATGGCGACAGATGCACAGTTCACAGGAACAATAGCGCTTTCTACAACTGTAGATAATATTGCCGATGGAGCCTCAATGGTTGCATCAGCAGCAAATATCATCACCAGCAAAATCATTACATCAACACCAACAACTACTCGTAACCTTACAACAGATACAGCAGCAGCAATTATTGCTTTGACACCTGGAGTAGTTGGACAGGCTTATGAATTTACAATTATTAACTTGTCTGCATCAGCAGCAGCCATCACTCTTGTGGGTGGCACAGGCGTAACAATTGTAGGTTCAGCAAATATTGCTTCGGCATCATCAGCAAATTTCTTTGCCCGTGTTGCAACATCATCAACAGTAGTTATTTACCGTCGATAGCATGAAGCATTTTATTCTCAAGAACTTTGTATCTAATGGCAAAAACCTTAAATACGGAGATATTGTTGATACATCCGACTGGATGCACATTAAGAACCTTGAGGCAATGCGCTATATCCGTCCTCTCACCGAGTCGGAAGAATCAACACCCAAGGTGACAAAGAAAACAAAAGTCGCCGCCGAATAATCGGTTGGGGGGCGATTCAGTAAAATGAGTCGTCCCCCTTTTTCATAGGAGCATTAAATGGCATTAGCACATGAACGCGTAACCGTTGCTTCAACAGCAACCCTTCTTTCTTCTGGCGCTGCTGGTAGAGATGGTCAATCGCTTCTAATTCAAAATCCAAGCACAAGCCCTGTTTTATACATTGGTGGTGCTGGAGTGACAACTACTAATTATGGCTATCTTCTTGTTTCAGGCGGGGAAATGTCCATAGAACTTCAAAACGGAGAAAGTCTTTACGGAGTTGTTGCTTCAACTAGCATAGTAAATATTATTCGCCAAGGAGTCTAAAATGGCTTTGCCAGCATCACTTTCAACAGCAACCGTAACTGGAACCTATGTAAGTATTCTTGGCAACCCTATAAGCGGCTCAATTACTTTTCAGCCGCAAACAATTCTTAAAGAAACAAACGCAAATGTAATTATTATGCCGACATACATAACAAAAACATTTGACGCAAATGGCACATTTACAGTTGTTTTACCATGCACAAATGACACAGATATATCTCCTCAGCCTTATGCTTACACGGTAGTTGAAAACTTTACCAATGGTAGAACTTTTCAAATGACCTTGCCTTTGAGCCAGGCTGGTCTAACTGTAAATATGGCAGATATTCTTCCAGCGCTTTCAAGCACAAGTGCAGGTTCATATACAACAATTGACCAGTATTCAGCCCTAAAAATTAGAGTTGATACTCAAGCCGCTGTGCCAAATACGGTTTTAAACTCTTACACATTAGCCCAGACTGCCGCCGCTTCTGAAGCAAGCGCTTTGGCTGCTTATAATGGATTAGAGTCATACCAAATTTTTGAAACTATGTTGATGGGGTCATAATGCCTGCTGCCGAACCGTATGTCCCGATTGCAACCTACACATCAGTAGAAGCAAACTTTGCACTTATTGAAACATCGTTGGCAACCCTTAAAATATCTACAGATAATTTAACCACCGCGGTAAATTCAGCGGCTTCTAACGCTGCCCTTGCTTCAAGTTATGCAGCAGTTCTTCCTAGCAATTTTATGGTTATTGGGTAATTATGGCACTAGCAGCAAGTTTAACTACGGTTACCGTCAGCGGAACATATGTAGATTTTGAAGGCGTTCCTATTGAGGGTCAGATACGATTTTCAACCACGGATGTATTAAGAAACGGAACTGATGACCAATTGGTTGCACCAACTACGGTTGTGGTTCCTTTGGTAAACGGTTCATTTTCGGTCACTTTGCCTGCAACAAATGACCCAGACATCTTTCCAAATCCTTTTGTTTACACCGTAGAAGAATCTTTTTCTAACGGACGGGTTTATACAATCACCCTTCCCTATACCTCTTCTGGAACTTTAGATTTAGCAGATTTAAGTCCTGGTCCAACTCTTTCAACCAATTATGTTGGTCTAATTGACTCTGTAACCTGGGCGGCATTAGTTGCAGATATTGATGCTCTTGATGTTGCAGTCAATCAAACAACAGGAAAAGTAATTGCTCAAACATATTGGCTTATCCCATATACCTACGCCACCTACACGGCTTTTAACGCCGCTTATGCCACTTACACGGCTATGAACGCAGCCAATTACGAGATTGGTTCTTCGGAAATTTCTTCAATTACTAGCGCGGCTACAACCTCTGCTACTAATGCACTAAACTATGCCAACCTAACAGCATCTAGGGCGGCTGCTACTATTAACCCATTGATGCTCTTAGGAGGAACTGATTAAATGGCAACAACATATAAAACGCTGGGTCAAATTGCACCAGCCGCTACTACCCTAACCACCCTTTATACGGTCCCAGCATCGACTTCTGCTGTTGTATCAAGTATTGTTGTGGCAAATCAGGCTGCAACGACAGCAACTTATCGCATTGCTGTGCGCTTAGGTGGAACTTCCATTGACCCAAAACAATACCTAGTTTACGACGCAGTTCTTGCAGGAAACACATCAATTGCCTATACCCTTGGTATTACTTTGGCTACAACAGATGTGATTAGCGTTTATTCTTCTTCAACAACTGTTTCATTTCAAGCATTTGGAAGCGAGATTGCCTAATGTCCATTGCTAGTAGTTCCATTGCGGGAGTAGATGTAACCTCTACAAGTGCTACAACTCTCTCCAATAAAACAATTTCTTTTGGGTCAAATACCGTTACTGGAACCACGGCTCAATTCAATACCGCATTAACTGATAACGATTTTGCAACTATTGCGGGCGCGGAAAACTTAACTAGCAAGACACTTACCGCTCCTATAATTACTTCTGCTGGAATCACTTTAAATGGTTCTACGGGAACAACAATTCTGGCTGCCTCTTCAACAGCAAGCGGAACACTTACGCTACCCGCAGCAACAGACACAATTGCAGTTTTAGCAGCAGCACAAACATTTACAAATAAAACTGTAAATGGTCCAGCGTTCAACCAAACAGGAACCAACTCCGTAGGTTCTTTACCTGATAAAATCGGATTACTCTTGATGGGAGCAATATAAAAAATGGCTGCAACACCTACAGTTCTTAACCGCTCGGCGGCATCTTTAACTACAACCACGGTCCTTTATACGGTCCCATCTTCAACAATTGCCATTGTTTCTAACATTGCTGTTGTAAACACATCAGGCTCAGCGGGAACATTCACTCTTGCCATGGGTCCAGCGGCAGGTCAGATTGCAATTGCAACAACTGTTGCTATTGCTGCAAACTCGACTGTCTATATTGATTTAAAGCAAGTTCTTGTAGCCACAAATACGATTACAGGTGGCGCATCTGCTACTTCAATCAACTTCCACATTAGCGGAGTGGAGATTGTTTAATGGCTTCCAATACTTTTCCACAACCAGCAGTTGGTCGTAATGCTGTTGCAACTTTAAATTCCACTTATCTTTCTTCAACAAACTTTACTGTCCCTACTGGAGTTACCGAAATTTATTACCTTGCAGTTGGCGGTGGAGGCGGCGGAGCAGGAGGAAATGCTGGCGACCCTGGTAACAATTACGGTGCAAATGGCGGCGGCGGTGGTAGTGGAGTAGTTACTCAAGGAGTAATTAATGGACTTCAACCTGGAGTTACCTATCCAATTGTTATTGGTGCTGGCGGTGGCTCAAACGGTAACGGTGGTTCTACTCGTTTTGGTAATCAAATTCTTTCATTGGGTGGGAATACTGGAAATAATGGAAACTGTTGTCAGCAAGCAGGTGGTCCTGGTGGCGGTCAATCTCTGGGTGGCGGAAGTCCTAGTGGCGGCGGCTCTTTAGGAGTTCCAGGTGCAGGAAACCCACTTCCTACCTTTAATGTGCCTCCTGGCGGTGGCGGCGGCGGCGGCGGCTCTGGCGGCTCAGCGGGAACAGGTCCTTCTACTGCTGGAAACGGCGGTAACAACGGCGGACCAGGCAACCCAACGGCGGGAAATGCAGGCACTCGCGGCGGCGGCGGCGGAGGCGGCGGGTCGGGCGGACTTAATGGCAGCGGCGGCGGTGGCGGTGGCACGGGCGGCAGCGGCGTTCTTTATCTTTATTACTAACAAGGAGATTTAAATGGGAATTCAACAGGTGCCTGCTGCTTCAACTAGCAGCGTCCCTACTTTAAGAACCGCCTATACATCTTCAGGTTCTACTGCTGTAGGAAATATTGTTGCTTGGTTTATGGCAGTAGGCGGCGGCGGTGGTGGCGGCGGCGGCGGAGCGGGAAATACAAACGGTGGTTCTGGCGGCGGAGGCGGCGGCGGAGGAGCAACCTCTTTTGGTCTTTACTGGGTAGTAACTTCACCTATAACTTTAACAATTGGTGCTGGTGGGACTGCTGGGACTGCTGGCGGTGCGGGCGGTGCTGGTGGCGCAACCACAATTACATTCCCTAACTTAACCCTTACAGTCAATGGTGGCTCTGCTGGAGCGCTTGGCGGAGTAAACGCCAACGGCGGAGCAGGTGGTGCTGGTGCATCAACAGGCGGAGGTGGCGGAGGTGGAGGCGGAGGCGGCGCGGGTGCTTTTGGCATTGGCGGCGGCGCGGGTGGCGGCGGCGGTCTTGGTCTTATTGGTAGCATTGGTGCTGGCGGTCAATCAGGTAACTCTGGCGGAGCAGCAGGCGCGGCAGGCGGAGCAAACTGGTTTGGCTCTACAGGCGGCGGTGGCGGCGGAGGTGGTGGTGCGGGTTCAGGCTCGGGAACTGCTGGAGCAGCGGCAAACGGCGGCGCAGGAACATGGAATAGTGCTGGAAACGGCGGCGCAGGCGGCGCTCCAAACGGAGCGGGCGTAACAGGCTCAGCGGCAACTGGATATGGAAATGGAGGCGGCGGTGGAGGCGGAGGCGGCTCAACATCAGGTGCAGCATCAACAGGTGGAGCAGGTTCAACGGGTGCAGTCCTTATCTACTGGTAAAAAACCTAATCCAGAAGATTTAGATTACAAACTTTACGCAGTAGTTAAAGATAATATTGTCTTAGGTTCTACCTGGGAAATACCAGAAGTAAAAGAAGATGGACTTGAATTTGTCTTAATGACATTTGATAATTCACCTGCTTTTACTGGCGGGACCTATAAAAACGGAAAATTTTACCAAGAAAAGGAGCAATAAATGGCAACATTTGCAATTATAAAAGATGGAATCGTAGATAACATTATTGCGGCTGATTCATTAGAAGATGCTCAATCTGTTACTGGCGAAGGTTTTGAGGCTATTGAATACACAGCCGAAAATGGAGCGCACATAGGTTTATCTTACGATAAAACAACAGGACTATTTGAACAAAATATACCTGCTGATGAACCACTTGTAGACCCAGTTTACCCAAAATAATTAATTAGTGTTATTATTTTTGCATGAGCAAAAAAATAAACATTAAATTTGTAAATGAAATGGGGCTGGATTTCCTTTACCCTCCAGCCCCTACTTCAAAAATGCTCCCTGAGTGGTATAAAAAAACTCAACCCTACATAGATGGTTTAAAAGTTCCTGTTTATGATGTTAATTCAACTACAAACGCAAAAATTAAAAGATGTTTGCCAGTCTTTGATATTTTAACTGCTGGATATTTTATATTAACTCCTGCTGACATTTATGTTAGCCATGAGGAAAATTCAGACATTCCATTTTATAGATGGGCGGGTGGCGAAGGAATTGGTTTTCACCCAGTAATACAAGCAGAATTGCATCCACAACAAAATGGGTTCCCATATCCTAAATGGATAAATAAATGGATTATTAAAACCGAACCTGGTTACTCTGCTTTAATTCTTTCTCCAGTTCACAGAGATTTACCTTTTGAAACTTTGCCTGGATTGGTTGATACTGATAATTATTACGGCTCAATTAATTTCCCCTTTATTTTAAAGGACCCAAAATGGCAAGGTTTAATACCAGCAGGAACTCCAATTGCTCAAATTGTTCCTTTTAAAAGAGAATCTTATGAAATGTCAATTGCTCCATTGGAGTCAAAAGAACATCAAAAAACAATGAAAATGCTGACTTTTCATTTTGCCGATGTTTACAGAAAATTTTTTTGGGCTAAGAAAAAAGAATATAACTGACCAAAAAGCCATCGGGTATACTGAAGCCTTCTAGGTAGGAGTTCACATGGCAGGCACAACCACCAAAGGTTTTAGATACCCAACCGCAAGCGATGCTCCAGCGGTTCACACGGCTATCTTTAACTTAGCAACCGATGTTGATACCAAATTTGATTCTTATTTAACCTCGGTTTTAATTTCATCTACATATTTAACTCAATCTAATGCCGCTGCCACTTATTTAACTCAATCTTCGTATACATCCTTGGCGGCTACTGCCAAACGCAATGCAGAGGATTACGCCACGGTTTCTTCATTTTTGGTAATGTCATAAATGACTTTTACATATTCTGGCGACCCAACTACCTCGGTTCGAAACCGAGTTCGTTTTCTTTTAAATGACACTCTTTTATCTGACCCATTGTTTACTGACGAAGAACTTGATTATCTTATTACCGAGTGGGGAACAGATGTTTATGAAATCTGTCGCGCAGGTGCAGAAACACTCTCCTCTAAATTTACCCGCCTTGCGGATTCAACTTCAAAATCAGTAGGGGATTTATCTGTATCTCTTTCATACAGCGCAAAGGCTTCTCAATACCAAGAACTTGCTGCGTCATTTCTTGCTCGCCGTATGCGCAAATCCCCTCCCACACCATGGGCTAATGCAGATAATCTTAATAACTCTGTAGACCGAGTAGTGGACAATTACAATACAGAGTTTTGGGTTGGTCAGTTTGATAACCCAAATAACATCCTTGACAAACGCATAGTTGAATAGGGGGAGCAGATATGACTGCTCAAATTTATTCATTGCTTTCTGACCTCATGGTGGATACAGCAACCTTTTCTCCTAAAAGCACGGTAGATAAATACAACAAACCAACTTTTGGGTCTGGCACCACGGTCACGGGTCGTTTTATGAACCATGAAACAAAGACCAGAGATGCCAATGGCGTTGAAGTAATAGAATTGGGTAAGTTTATTTGTTACGGTCCTCAGACCACATTAACCGTAAGCCATAAAATGGTTGTTGGCTCAATTACTTATACGATTAACGATATTTCTAACATTTCAGACGAGAACGGTGTGCATCACACAGTCATTTCATTTGGGCGATAGTAATGGCTACCTATTCTTTTACCTTAGATGGCGCCGAGGAACTTAAAAAAATGCTCATTGCTGGAGGAGAAGGCTCTGGTAAAGCGGCGGGTCAGGCTATCTGGGAAGAAGCAAATAAAATCTTTGCTAAATCTCAGGTTTTAGTGCCAGTTGATACGGGTGTTCTTCGCGGGTCGGGCGGAGTTTCCGCCCCTCAATCTGATAGCAAAGATTTATATGTAGATATTTTTTACGGTGGTCCAGCAGCCCCTTACGCTTTATTAGTTCACGAAATCCAAGGCAATTATCATAATCCGCCCACACAGGCTAAATATCTTGAACAACCCTTTATGGAAGCCTTACCAAGTATCCAACAAAATATGGCGGCTAGAATTAAGGACCTATTATCAAGGAGTGCTAAATAATGGCTACAATTTTAGAATCAATCGGTGATTATTTAGTCACAAATTCATACGGCACCCTTGGCACAAATATTTTTCTTCAAGTTATGCCTGAAACCCCAGATGCCTGTATTGCCGTATATGAAAATTCAGGCTCATCTCCTGCCTTTACCATGGGAACTGGGGGAATTGTTATTGATTATCCTATGATTCAAATTGTTGCCCGCGCTGCCCGCGAAGATTATCCAACCGCTAGAGATGTTGCAGAGAATATCCGCAACTTGCTTGCTTCGGTAACTAATGTCACCATTTCATCAATAAATATTATGCGTATCGAGCCAATGGGTTCTGTGAATTTTATTGGTGTCGATAACAAATATCGCCCCTTAGTGTCGGTAAACTATCGATGCCTAGTGAGGAAGTAACCGTGGAGCCACAGGCTCCCTTGGAGAAAGTGGCAGACCCTTATGGAAGAAATGCAACAACAGACGAGTTCCAACGATGCTGGAAATGCGACAGGCTCCTCTTCGAAGCGGCGTCCCGCCCGTGGAGCATCCGTTGCCCCAGATGCAAGTCAAAAAATAAATCAGGATAATTTTCTTTTAGAGTTGGATTCTCTTGTGGGGCAAGGCAAAATTCAAAAAGGTTGTTCTGTTGGCGCATTAACAAACACCATGGAAGAACCAATGAAATCAAAGTTTAAAGCCGCTTTAATTAATCCAAATGTGCAGTCCGCTAGGCTTGCAGAACTTCTAGCGCAATATGACATTACGATAGGCTCTGATGTTATGCGCAGACACAGAAGAAGGCTGATGGGCAAAGATGGATGCAGGTGTCCGCTTGAGCCTTGATGATGCAATTGATAATCTTTTAAAAACTACTGAAAACCAAACCACTCAAGTAGTTGAATCGCGTAAACGCAGCGCTGATTGGACACCAGGAGTTTCTTGGGATGGTGTAGAAGGTTTAGTTACAACCGAACCAATGAAAGGGGATACGCACCCTGATTGGTCGGGAGTTTTGCGTATGTGGGGTTTGGACCCTGAAAATTTTGCAGTTGTTGAACCCGTCCTGTTTAATGTATGGGGCGACCCTTTGGGCGTATTGAACCGCCAATGGAAAGGGAAAGTTGTTCGCAAGGGCGCAAAAGAACGCGCCGATATAGACCATTTGATTAAAGATATAAGAAAACATAAGCCTCGCGCTAAAAAAGAAATTACAGGGAAGGCTAGTTTAGTGGTATGTGCCGCGGACTGGCAGACTGGTAAACGCGATGGCGACGGACTTAAAGGTTTGGTGGGGCGCTGGCTCCAGGCAATTGATGATGTTGAAACGCGATACAAAGAACTCAAAAAAATGGGACGCCCAATTGATTCAATTACAGTCCTTTGCCTTGGAGATTTAGTTGAAGGTTGCGATGGACATTACGACATTCAGACATTTACAGTTGAAGTAGACCGCCGCGACCAGGTAAAAATTGCTCGCCGTTTATTGCGCGATGCCCTTATTCGCTGGTCAAAGTTTGCCCCTGAAATCACCGTTGCCGTAATTGGCGGCAACCATGGCGAAAATCGTAAAAACGGAAAAGCCTTTACAACCCTCAATGATAACGATGATGTAGCCCTGGTTGAATCAGTAGCCGAAATTTTTGCTGCTAACCCTGAAGCCTATGGTCATGTTCGCTTTGTTATTCCTAAAGAAGAGTTAAGCCTAACCGTAGAAGTATGCGGAAAAATTATTGGAATAACCCACGGTCACCTCGCTCGCTCGGGACAGGGAGTTGAGAGCAAGTTACGCCGATGGATTGCTGACCAAACTCTCGGGCGGCAGTCCATCGGTGATTGCGACATTTTAGTGTCGGGTCACTATCATTCACTTAAATTGGCAGACTGGGGCGGAGTCAAATGGATTCAAGCCCCAGCACTAGATGGCGGGAGCGTATGGTGGCGTCAATCAACAGGGGAAATTGCGGATGTGGGAGTTCTGACATTCATGGTGTCGGAAGCGGGGATGACAGACCTGCAACTACTTCGATGAACGACCCAAGAGACATAGCCTCATATGCCGCTGAA